TTAGAGCGCGAGACCACCAGATAACGAGAGATAGGTCGAAGGCGCTGGCTTGTGTAGCACCAAAACCCGAACCAACGCCGCCATAGCCAGACACAACCTCCGGGGAAGTGTAAGTTTGTATGCCGTTATTGAGTGTTGTCGTTGGCGTTGCGTCGCTAACGCCGTTGACATATACGCCAAGCTCAGTTGTTGACGACCTGACAGCCGCCGAAACTGGAGCGTTTGCCACAATGGTTGTGGCTCCCGTAACCGTCTTTACGGTGCCGTCGTTAAGACCGCCGAGAATCTTTCCTGCGGTGTTGAACTGGATGGAACGGTCGCGCGTTCCGCCGGGAGACTCGGCAATAATCGAGATGGCGCTGTTAGCTGCCAACGATCTCGGCACGCCCAAAACGTAAACAGTCCATTCCGACCGCGCATTAACCCATCCGCCCGCATTTGTGGCGAGATAAGCGTTGACGCCCGTTAGTCGATACGAAATACCAGACGGCTGGCGAGTCGGGACCGGCGGCGTCGTACTCGTGCGGAGAGAATCGTTGTATTCGCCAAGGTTAAGGAACGCGGCCGCGCCAGAAGCGACGTGCTGAACGTCCTTGAGTATCGGATTATTGAAGTCGAGCGCCGCCCACGGGGGCGGCTGAACGGACCATTTACCAGACGGCGGTAGCATCAGACGGTCTGATAAAGGATCGGCACGTAATAAAGGTTAGTCCCAGTGCTAACGCACCAGTCGTTAGTCGTCGTCGCTGCGTTAGCCGTCACCCAGACCGCCCAGTAGGGCGGAACAGATCCGCCAAAAATCTGCGCAATTGAGGTTGGCGGGAATGTGTAGACAGCGGACGCCGTATTATCGACGGTGATTGTAGATACAAGCCGCATCCCAGAGTCGCGCTGCTCGGTGTCGTGCACCGTTGCTGCGCCGACAGAGCCCTCGGTGCCAGAAGAGAAGATGTCCGGCCATGTGGGCGTGTCATTGAACGACGCATAAGCGTAAACGAAGATGTAACCAGCCTGGCGGTTCGTCGATTCCGTCGTAAACTGCCCGCTCAGTAGGTAATCAACCGCCAGCGTGCTGGTGTTGTTGACGGAATTTGAGGTCCAGCCGCCCACCCACGTCGCAGACGAGTCCACGTCCTCGATGCCCGTCATCGTTATCGACGTGGAAGTGCCGTATTTAGTCTTGATATCCGCAGCCATTAGCTCGCCCTCGCCTGCATAACGTCTTGATAGCTAACGTCCCGCCCGATGGCGACCACGGAGCGAGAGAGGATCGCCGCAGCAAGCCCGCTGGTGCCGTACACCGCATCATATTCGGCCTGCGTAATGACGCCCGTCACGACCCAGCCGCTGAACGCCTGCAATATCGCCTGCTCTTCCGTATGAATCAGCGCCTCAGAACCGCTCACGATCAGGTCGAGGAACACCTGGCAGCTCGCCTGCACCGCCTCTGGCTGCTGGCTGTCGGTCGCCGCCGCCTGAATGCGCACGCGAGGGCCGCCTGCCGCCCAGAGCATCGCAGCGCCGACGGTGATCGGCTTATAGCCCGCCTCGCTCGGCGTGTTGAGCGCGACCGCGATGGCGTATGCGCCGTCTGATGTCTGCGGCTGAGACGACAGCGCTGGATCTGCGACGATCAGCGCGTTGATGGCTTGAGCTTCTTGTGGTGTCAGCATCGCTTAAACCAGCGTGAACATGGTGCCCGGCGAGGCGTTGTCGAATTTCAGCGTGAAGGTCTCGCCTGCGCCGACCAGCGTGATGCCGGGGCTGCCGTAGTCGAACCAGGCGATCAGCGCATCCGCAGGAGACGTTGAACTGTCGTTGTACAGTACGGCGTAGCGGAACGGGCCGAAGCCTGCGCCTGAGCCCGTCCATACGATCTCGGTGCCGCTCACCGTCGTGGTGCCCGACACCTCGGCGATCGTGATCGTCGTCGTCTCGCCGCCGGTCGTATAGCCGCCGCCGTTCGCGATCTGCGTGATGTCGCTCAGGATGGTGTTAGCCGCCGTTGGCGCGCTGTTCGTGAGCACGACCTTGAACGTGTTAGCGTCAAAGTCGTGAACGCCGCGCACGAGCTGCTCGGAGAAGTCGTTAAATTTATTCCAGGCGCTTGTTGCCATCAGCCCACCTCAACGCCGACGATTCGGCCTTTCTCGCGCACAATGCGCTTCGGTTTGGATATTGCCGCAATCGCGGCCTCTGCGTTCTTCTTGTTCGACTCGACGAGCGACTTGATCGCCGACTGGATCTCATCGCTGGCGCTGACGAGCTGCTTAGCGGCGTCGCTCAAGAACTCCTCCGCCGCCTTCAGCTCTCGCATCTGCTCGCTCATCTCGACCATCTCGCCTGCCGCGCGTTGTGCTGCGTTGAACTTCATGGCGGTGTCGATGCGCAGGTTCTCGAGTTCGAGTAGCCGCTTCTCGCGTTCGATTTCGTCCTCCTCGTCCTCTTCCTTCTCCATCTCCTCGCCCTCCCCTACCGCAATCATCAGCGCAGGCGGGCGTTCGGAAGGTATTGCAGGAGCAGGGGAGGGCGCTACGCCTTGCAGCTTGGCCAGCTCCGTCGCCGTCTTGGCCTGCGTCAGCTCGGCGTCGGCGATGGTGTTGAGCACGTCCGCGCGCGCCTTCTCTGCCTTGGCAACAGCCTCCTCGGCTGCGGCTTGCAGGTAGATCGCGTTCGGGTCGGTCGGTTGTTCCTGACCTGCGAGTGCCGCCATCTCCTCGAGCTCGGTCTCGGTCGGCTTCACAACGCCCATGCTCACCAGGCGCTTGCGGAAGAAATCGCGCACGTCGGCAATGCCATCGGCTTCCATGTTCATCATCGAGAGCGCTTGCAAGACCTGCTGCGTCTCGGGGTCGGACGTGATCGACATCATGCCGGTGAGGGCGCGCACGGTCGCCGCCTTCTGGCTGGAGCTGGACGGGCCGACATCCGCCACCACGTCGAACTTCGCGCGGGATAGGTCGTTGTCGAGTTCGAGACGCCCCGTCTCCTCGTCCACCCGCGGGCGCATGAGGACGACCTGCTGCATCTCGTTGGCGGAGTCGACGCCCTTCATGGCGCGGTCCTCCTCGACGTAGACCTCCTGCGCCATCGAGAGCCAAATCTCGCCGCAGCGCTTCATCGCTTTAGCAAAGTTGCTGACGTAGATAAACGTCTGGTTGTCCAGCCGCTGCTGGATCATCTCGATAGCTTTGCCCGAGATGTTCGAGACGATCTTGTCGCCCTCGCCCTGGTTGCCGAGGATGTCCTGCATATCCACTTCGGTGAGCTGCAAGAGCGCGGCCATGGCGGGCGGAATCTGCGGGCTGCGTGTGTAGGCAACGGGACCGGCCGCCTGCTGGCTGCCATCGGGCGTCGTGATCGGGTTGATAAGCAGATAGGGATAGTTCTTGAGGTTATCCTCCGCCCACTGGATCTGATGCCCTGCGACCTGCTCCGGCACCATGATCGGCTTCTCGACGCTTGAGAGCGCCGATATCTCGCCGAGCTTGGAGAGCTGCATGTTCTTCAGCCGCTGCGCGTCCTTCGCCAGGCGGACGTGGCCCATGCAACGCTCGACGTTATCAACGAACCAGCGCTTGCCAAACACCGGCACGATCGGAATGCACGTTCCTGCGATGTAGCCGCAGTCCTCGAGCACGCGGCCGCCGCTCAAGATGTACTTGTGAACGCGCCGCTTCTTGATGCGCCGCTGACGTACCTCGGTCGAGCCAATGGCGAGCAGCGTTGCTTCCAGCTCCTCGTCGGCGTCGAAGTCCGCCTGCGTGTAGCGCTCCTCGTTGCCGCCGATGTCGCGCCACATGCGCAGCAGCTCGGACACCTCCTCGACGACGTAATACTCCGCGACGTACACCACGTCGGGCGTATCCCAGTCGAACTCGGTCTGCTGGATCTCCTTCGGCCAGTCGGACGGACTATCGCCGTACTGCGCCTTGTACGCCTTGCGTGTCATGGATGACACGACGAAGCAGTGTTTCGCGTCCGCCTTGTCCTGGCGCTTGGAGTCGAGGTCGAAGAACACGGACGAATCAGCGTCATAGATCGGCTCGATCATGATGCGCTGATGTTCGTTCTCGGGGTCGTACTCGTCCTCGTAGCACGTCCGCAGCCGCCAGGCGCCGAAGCCGCCGCCGACCGCCTCCTCGAAGGCGTTGTCGTAGGCCTCGTTTGCGACGCTATCCTGTTCGTCTGCACGGAACAGCATGTCGCAGGTATCGGCGAGACGGTCGTTAATCGCGCCGTCCTTGGCAACAAAGTCGACGGTGACGCGGCTGTTGCGGTACTCGTTGATAATGCGGATGACCGCTAAGTGAACCTTGTTGACCTCAAAGCGCGGCTTGTTCTCGAACTGGTAACCGAGCGGGCCTTCCCATTGCGCGCCGCTGATCGAGTAGAAGCGCCGATCCTGCAAGCATTGCAGCCGCTCGTCCCTCAGCGCCGACTGGATGTCGTCGAACTGCGACATCGCCTCTTGATGGAGCTTGTCGAGACGCTCGCTCTTTGTCATTCGGACCATTCGGTCACCATCGGTTGGCTATCGGAATCGGCGTCACCACGGCGGGCGTGGCTGAGACCTTCGCCCGGCGCACGCCCTCGAGCGCATATCGTAACGCATCAATGCAGTGATTGTCGCGGTCGGCGAGAGCAGGTAAGACCATGCCTGTCAATGGATCAGTTTTGTAGCTGTAGAGCGACAGTTCGTCGATCAGATGCTGGCAGCGCGGGTGCACGACGATATCAAAGCTCTTGAGCCACTCGATGCCTTCCTCCACCGACTTCGGCCCCTTCACCGCGGGCAGTATCTTTGGGAAGCCGTGTCGCCGCATGTGGCTGATCGTCTCGGGACGCGCCGAGTCCGCGATGATCGGCCAGCGCTCGGCGTCCGGCACCGTCATAAACAGATCGGGCGTCGACGTGATCTCGCAGCCGACCATATATGCCTCGTAATCGACGTACAACGTCCTCCCAACGATGTAACAGCGCACCAGCACCGTAGGGTCTACTGCGAATCCCCAGTCCGCCCCAAGCCGGTGTATGGCGTCTGGCGGGGCCTCGAATTCCTCGATGCGCCAGTTGCGGAACACGCGCGCCTCGCTGTTGGTCAGATACGACCCCATCCAGACGTGGCTGTACTTCTCGGGGTCGCGTGAGCGGTCGTATTCCATCTCGGCGCGCAAGACGCTCGGGAACCAGGGGTTGCTGTCAAAGTTGACGCGCAGAAACACCGTTTTCGGCGGCGGGTTCTCGCTTAAGAACATCGCATCAACCGGATCGTCCGCCCTGTTCGGGTTCCATGTGAAGTAGATCTGGCTGTTCGGCTTTCGGATCGTCGGAATGAGAATATCCAAGCTCGCCTGGCTGACGGTCTGCGCCTCTTCAACCCAGCAGATGTCGATGCCCTCCATCGACTTGATGCTCTCGATGTTCGTCCGCAGACCCGCGAACAGAATCAGCGAGCCATTCTTGCCGCGGATCTCGGTGTCTGTTGAGACGAAGAAGTCGCGCAACCCCGCGCGCTCGATCGTATCGTCGAGCAGGCGCTTCACCGAGTCCTTGATCGACTTCTGAATCTCTCGAGCGCAGAGGATGCGCAGCTTCGTCGACGCCGCGCGCAGGATAAGCACCGACGCGACGGAATAGCTCTTACCGCTACCGCGGCCGCCGACGAGGGCGAAGTACCGCGCGTCCTCATCGAAGAGCTTCTCGGACCATTCGGGGAGGTCGATATTAGGCATCTGCCGCCTTGACGAATCGAATGCTGATATCCGCCTTTACCGGGTTCTCTTCGTCGCCGGCATGCGTGATCTTATCGCCGTACTTCTTCGGCGCCAGCTTGGAGAGCAGCCACTTGCGGCTATCGACCTGCAAACGATGCTTCTGCACCGCCGCCCAGTCCTTCTTGCCGTCCGGCTGCACGCCCACGTCGGCGTCGCTCAGCTCGAGAATCTCCTGCGCCATGCGCTCGATCAGATCCTCTCTCGCGCGCGCGTATTCTACAGCAAGTTGCGGATCTTCATCCACCCAAAACCCGAACGTGCTCTGCGCAACGCCCGCCGCTTGACACGCCTTGAAGGCGCTCTTGCCTTCCCGCATTCCTTGCAGCACCGCATGAATCTTGCGCTGCTTTTCCTCCTCTTGCTCTGGCGTCTTAGTTCTGCGCGCCATCGTCCATCACCTCAACCAGTTTATCAAGATAGTGTCGCGCTTTCTCAACATCCATCCGCCCGCCTTTGCCCGGCACGCCGTCTGTCTTAACGCGGGCCAAGTATGCTATCGCAGAGCCCAGCAAGAAACCCGCGAACGCCTCCCGGCTCATCCATGCCTGCATCGCATCCCACGGCTGAATCGCCATCTTAGCGTAATGATCCCCGCCGACCTGGCGGGAGTTGGGGTCGTTGCTCATTATATACTCCGCCATCAGAAATTGTTTTCGAGATTAATGCGCACGAACTTATAAAGATCTGGCCGCTTTGATTTCATTATTGTCGCGTCCTTGTTCCGCGACCGCAGCCTTTGCCCGAGCTTGTCCCACCACAACCAATAGTTAGCCTTATTCTCAACGGGAGTATTAGCGAATACCTTCACCGACAAATACCGCCCGGTCGGATCGGTGTTTCTAGTGTAGACGCTCCACTCCGAGCCGTACATCTCGCGCAGCTCGAACGCCTCCTCAAATCCTTCGGGAACATTCCCAGAAAACATCCTCACTTTCTTCCTTCTCCTCCTGCGTAACTTTGTCGCCGCTGCGGTAACAAGTAACAGTAACACACCCCATTTTCATATATGGGGGTGTGATTACGTGTTACCTGTTACCACCGCCTAGCCCCCAACCCATTTACCGTAAATTTATATGCTGTTACCACGTGTTACCGCTCCCCGCTTATTCATCAATTGATAGAACCATCTGAGCGGCCGTGCCGGGGTCCACGACGAGCCATCCACCGGGATGAGACGTGATAATCTCCGCCGCCAGAAGGTTATATATGATGCGTCCGCTGGCGCTCTCCTTGGCGTAGACTTTGGCAGTAGATTCCTTCGTTCCCTCATGGTTGATTAAATACGAAATAATATCTTCCTTTGAAACAAAGGGTTTTCCCTCGATTATCTCTCGATTACCTCGACGCCACGCATTACCCAGCCGCCTAATATCTCCCGCCGCCTGGGTCTCCTTCTTTTTTGGTTGTTGCTCCTCCGCTTCCGCCTCCGCAAACACCGCGCCTTTGATCTCCTCGCCATCCTCATCGAACCATCCGAGCGCCACGGTCTGCATCTTTCCGTGCAACGGCTGCGGCATTTCCGCGTCCTTCATCTTGGTGCAGGAGATCTCGATGGTGCCGGTCTCCTGCCGTTGAACGAGGATTGATGAGTCCACGGAGGCCTTCCAGGCGGAGCTCCCGCGGGCGCGTCCTTTGGCATCGACGCTGTTGCCGACGTGGTGGACGATGGCAACGCCTGCTTTGAACACGCTGGAGACGATGCCGAGCTGGCTCAAAAAGCGCCTGGCGTCCTTGCTCGAGTTCTCGTCGTTCTCCATGTGCGCGTTGAGGGTATCGACGATGATGTAAGCCACCTGGTCGTCGTCTGCCACGATATCCCGCACGGCACGGATGATCTGAGACGAGGCGTCGTGCGCGTCGATATCAATGGCCTTGTTGGTGATGAGAAGATCGTCAATGCGATCGACGCCGTGGTGGCGGCACCAGGATGCGATGCGCTGGCGCAAGCCGTAGTGCCCTTCGCCGGCGAGATAGACAACGATGCCGGCTTTCGTCTTGAGCCCACGCCACGGCTTGCCGGTGGCGATATGGCAAGCCACGTCGATCATCAGCATCGTCTTTCCGCCCCCAGACTCGCCGAACACCATCGACAGGGCGTTGTCGGGTATCCAGCCTTTCACCACCCACGGCAGCGGGGAGGGTTGCCCGAGATAAGATGTCGCCCGCGTCAGATAGTAGTCAGCGCTTTTCGCCCGCTCTTTCGCCAGTATCGCCTCGACCGCCTCCGACCCTATCGCCACGCTCGCCGCCACGTCCGCCTCGGGCTCGTAGCGCGCGACGGAGCGAGCGATCTGGCTGACCTCGCTGGTTGGGAGCGGGATCTCGCAGCGCGTCTCGTTGATGACGGTCAAAGCCGCCAGGATCTCCGCCTCGGCCATGCCGAAGCTGCGCATGGCGCCGCCCAGCGCGGTGAGGCCGCTGTTACGGTTGCCCTGAATGAGATTGCCGTTAGCCGCAGGCACGACGCTCTTGCGCTGCGCCTGCATGGCATTGAGCCATCGGGCCTTGAGCGTCGCAGGCGCAACGCCGTCGAACGGGTCGGACGACGCTTCCCACTCGTAGGTATTGCCGTTGATCTCGGACGGGAAGGCCAGGAAATAGCGCCCGTCGCTCAGAAGATCGACGCCCTGCTCGAGCTTGCAGGATCGAACGCCGTCGACGTAGGCGAAAAGCCAGTGCTGTCCACCGCCTGCGGTGAGCTGGCACGGACCGTCGTCGTCATGGTCGCCGTTGGCGTCTAGCCAGTCCCGCCAGCCGTCGTTGCCGCCGTTACGCGGGTCGATATCGCAGACGATGAGGCCGGAGACGGCGCCCGCTGCGATGCCGACGTTGTAGTCGGGGTTCTCCTGCCACCAGCGGCGTATCTGCTCGGGGTCGGTTGTCGCATCGTTGACGCCATGCCGGGTTGCCGGCGTCTTGGCGTTGGGGAGCACGGGCAGAACATGCCAGCCCCAAGATGCATATGCGAGCGCGGCGTCAGCCTTCGTTGTCATTCGTCTCTGCCCGCAGCTCTCTTCGTGTTTTGACCTCCAGCTCATACTGCCGCGCCATCGGCGGGTATTTGCCCCATCGACTGATGACGTGCGGCCAGATGTCGAGCGCCTGGGCAAGCGCCTTCTTGGTTCCGTAGAACTTGATTGCCTCGTCTGTTGTCATCCCTGATTTACCTTTTGTTGAAGCATTTAGGTGTTGACACCATAAGCGAGAGCCTCTAGTATTTCAACCATGCGCGAACGGATTCACCGAAGGCGCAGGAAGGAGATGAAAAAGATGAGATTTATCGACGCAGCAAACTTTGAGATCGCCGCGATCATCAAAAACAACGCGCGCGAATACGACGAGGGTCTGATCAACTTTGACGAGTTCAACCGCCGTCAACGCGCGACGTGGGATATGGTGAGCCTAGAGAATCGCGACACCGTGCTCGACATTCTGCACGGTCGAATCGAAGTACAAGCATAAGGTAGGGGGAACAAACCATCATGGCTATCCAGCTCAAACGCTCCTCCGCCATCGGGCGCTCGGGAGTCAAACTCCTGGTCTACGGCGCTGCTGGCGCGGGCAAAACGTCGCTGATCCCGACGCTTCCGAAGCCAATCGTGCTTAGCGCCGAAGGCGGCCTGCTCTCGATCGCCGACGCGGATGTTCCGTTCATCGAGATCAAGTCGATTGCCGACCTGCACGAAGCGTACGCCTGGCTCGTCGGCTCTGCCGAGGCGATGGAGTTTGAATCGGTGGCGCTCGACAGCATCAGCGAAATCGCCGAGGTCGTGCTCAACGCCGAGAAGAAAGCAACGAAAGACCCGCGCCAGGCATACGGCGCGATGCAGGAGCAGATGGCGGATCTCATTCGCGCCTTCCGTGACCTGCCGGGTCGTCACGTCTACATGAGCGCCAAGCTCGACAAGTCGCAGGACGAGATGGGAAAGATGCTCTACGCCCCATCAATGCCGGGCAACAAGACGGGCCAGCAGTTGCCGTACTTTTTTGACGAAGTGCTCGCCCTGCGCGTCGAGCGGGATGCGGATGGCAACGCCTACCGCGCGCTGCTCTGCGACGGCGACGGGTCGTGGCTGGCGAAGGACCGGTCTGGAAAACTCGACCAGTGGGAAGCGCCTGACTTTTCCGAAATCATTAAGAAGATCATGGGGGGCGCGTGATAGGCATGTTCGATAACTACAGCGTCGACGACCTCGCGGCCGACTGGCTCGAGGCGAAGCAGACCGAGCGCGCGGCGGTGGAGCATCGGCGCGACATCGAGGACGAGCTGATCCGCCGCCTTGAGATCGCGGCTGACCTCGACGGCACCGAGCGTCGGGAGCTGGATCGCCACGCCTTGAAGATCGTCGGACGCATCGACCGCAAGGTTGACGCCGAGATGGCGCAGGAGCTGGCGGCGGAGCACGGGATCGGCGAGTACCTCTCAACCCTGTTTCGCTGGAAGCCCGAGATCATCCTGCGCGCCTGGAGCGCAGCACCAGAGAACGTGACCAACGCGCTTGCACGCGCAATTACCGCGAAGCCGGGACGCCCGAGCTTCAGTATCGAGGAGAAGTGAAATGGCAAGACTAGACATCGGATTTACCGCAGACGAGCTTCCAGAAAGCCGCGGTGATTATGAACCGCTCCCCGAGGGTTGGTATTCCGCCGACATCGGCGACGCTGAGATCCGCGTGACGAAAGACGGCACCGGGCAATACATTCGTTGCCGCTACAACATCACGGGGCCGACGAAGGCCGGACGCGTCGTGTTCGGCAACCTCAACATCATGAACAAGTCGCAGAAAGCGGAGGAGATCGGCCGCCAGCAACTGGGCGAACTGATGCGCTCGGTCGGCATTGGACGCATCGAGGATACGGACCAGCTCATCGGCTGCCCGCTCCAGATCAAGCTCTCTATCCGCCCCGCGGAGAACGGCTACGCCGCGCAGAACGACGTGCGCGGGTTCCGTGCGCCCTCGGGCTCCGCGCCTGTTACGGCGGCTCCTGCGGCGTCCTCAGCCAAAGCCGCGCCGCCCTGGGCGAAGAAGTAAACGACAGCCCGCGCCGTGTGCGTGGGCTCTCCACTGGAGAGAATCATGGCCAAGATCCCACCGCCTCAGAACACGCTCGCCGCGCTGATTGATGCCGCGCACGAGAAGATCCGCGAGGATAACGACGAGCCCCGCGAGCACCTCGGCTGCTCGGTAGCGGGCCATCCCTGCGACCGCTGGTTGTGGCTGTCCTTCCGCTGGGCGGTGCGGCAGAAGATCCCCGGTCGGACCCTGCGCATCTTCCGCCGCGGGCAAGACGAGGAGGCGACGTTCGTGCGCGACCTGCGCATGATCGGCGTTGATATCCACGAGACGGGAATCCGCCAGCGCCGCATCAGCTTCGGCTGGCATACCGGCGGGAGTATCGACGGGATCATTGAGGGCGGCGTGCCAGGCGCAGAGCGCAAGCGGCATATCGCCGAGTTCAAGACGATGAACACTAAGAACTTCGCCAAGCTTTCGAAAGAGGGCGTCGAGAAGGCGCAGCCGACCCACTTCGTCCAAATGCAGCTCTACATGCTCGCAACGGGCATCGACCGCGCGGTGTACGTGGTCGTGAATAAGGACGACGACAGTCTCTACAGCGAGCGCGTGCGCTTTGACCCCTCGGTGGCGGAGAAGTACCGCGAGCGCATGATTCGCATTGCTCAGACGGAGCGGATGCCGCCGCCCGTTAGCACCGACCCGAGCTGGTTCCAGTGTAAGTTCTGCCCGGCTTACGAGTTCTGCCATGACTACCAGCTCACGAAGCAGACGAACTGCCGCACCTGCGCCCACGCCACGCCGCGGGAGAGTGATTGGCATTGCGCCCGCTGGGATGATGCCATCCCCGTCGAGGCGCAGCGCAGCGGCTGCCGTTCGCACGTCCTGCATCCCGACCTGGTGCCGTGGAAGATGAAAGAGGCCGACAGCGAATGGGAGGTGATCTATCTGATCGACGGCACCGAAGTGCGCAACGGCGAGACCGGCTACAGCAGCGCGGAGATCATCGCGAATCCGCTGCTCTGTTCGACGAATGATCCGATGGTTACCAAGCTACGAGATGAATTTAACGGTGAAATTGTAGGCTAGGGGAACAACCATGAAATATGTCATTACAGCTATCTTGATCGCGTTTTCACACTTTGCTCACGCCGAGACGTTTGCCGACACGACGAACAAGGGCGGCGGGAAGATCGCCATCCTTACCGATTGGTGCGTGTCGAATACGTCGCTCAAGCGCGCCTACTTCTACACGAAGGACGGCTACACCGAGGACGGCTGCTGGTATCTCGACGGCGATACCATCGTCATTGAATGGGCGGGCGAAGGACGCAAGCGCTATCCCGTGAAGATCTTCAAGCTGCGCAATGGTTATAGGGATTTCCGCTGATGCAGTTACGTGACTACCAGCGCAAAGCGATTGAGATGCTCTACGCCTGGTTCGAGCGTCACGAGACGGGAAACCCCTGCGTCGTGATGCCAACCGGGTCGGGCAAGAGCGTGGTGATTGCCGAGCTTTGCCGCGATGCGCTCCAGAAATGGCCCGAGACGCGCGTTTTGATGCTGACGCACCAGAAGGAGCTGATCGAGCAGAACGCGGAGAAGTTGCGCGCGCTCTGGCCGGATGCGCCGCTCGGCATCTACAGCGCCAGCATCGGACGGCGGCAGCTCGATCAGATTACCTTCGCGGGCATTCAGTCGGTGCGCAGCCGGGCGAAGGACATCGGGCATGTCGACCTCGCAATAATTGACGAGTGCCATCTCGTTTCGCACGCCAACGTGGGAAGTTATCGGCGCCTGCTTGATGATCTTCTGGCCATCAACCCCGCCCTGCGCGTGATCGGCCTCACCGCCACGCCGTACCGCCTCGGGCATGGCCTGATTACAGACGCGCCCGCCCTCTTCGACGACCTCATCGAGCCGACGGACGTGCGCGAGCTGATAAAGTCGGGCTATCTCGCGCCGCTGAAGTCAAAGCACACGGAGCTGACGTACGACACCGCCGGCATTCACAAGCGCGGCGGCGACTTCATCGAGTCGGAGCTGTCGGAGCGCGTGAATACGACGGCGCAGAATGTCAGTGTCGTCGAAGAGATCATCCTTCGCGGGCGTGAGCGTAAGACGTGGCTCATCTTCTGCGCGGGCGTCGATCACGCTTACGCTGTATCCGAACAGATACGGGCGTGCGGTATCAATTGCGATACAGTCACCGGAGAGACATCAAAGGCGGACCGCGAGCGGATGCTCGAGGAGTTCAAGTCGGGACGCCTGCGAGCGCTCACCAACGCGAACTGTCTGACGACCGGCGTTGACGTGCCCGGCATCGACCTTGTCGCCATGCTACGCCCGACCGCCTCGCCTGGGCTCTACGTTCAGATGGCTGGTCGAGGGTTGCGCATCGCGCCAGGCAAGACGGATTGCCTCATTCTCGACTTCGCGGGCGTCGTTGCCACGCACGGCCCGCTGACGGACGTGCAGATGCCGCAGCCTGGCAAGCCAACGGGAGAGGCGCCAGTGAAGGCGTGCCCCGAGTGCCACGAGCTGATCCATCTGTCTTACACCGTCTGCCCCGAGTGCGGCTACGAGTTCCCCCAGCGCGACCGCACGCGCTGGCTCAAGCTGCACGCCGACGACATTCTCGGCACGTCCGAGCGGCGGATGGATGTCGCGCGCTGGATCTGGCGCCGGCATGTCTCGAGGGCGTCGGGCGCCGCGATGCTGCGCGTGACGTACTATGCGCGCGCGATATCTGACGAGCCGTTGACGGAGTATTACCCCGTCATGCACGACGGATATGCCGGGCGCAAAGCGCGGGGAGAGCTGGCGCATATTCTATGGTATTCAGCCGGAGAATGGATTCGTGATAACTCGTTAGACCTTGACGTTATCAGCCGCGCGCTGAATGATGCGCGACCGCCGCGGCGCCTGTTCTACAAGCGCAACGGCAAATTTGATCGAGTCCACCGGAGGGAATGGTGAAGTTTGACGTACTCCACGACCTGGTAGTTGACTGGGCGGCCCAACGCCGCATCATTCCGAACTCGACGCCGTTGGCGCAGGCGAGCAAGACGATCGAGGAGGTCGCCGAGCTGGTATCGGCCATCAATCGCCAGAGCCGCGCCGAGATGTCGGACGCATATGGCGACATCCTCGTGACGCTTATCATTGGCTCGAAGTGCGCGGGATTCGATTTGCTGGAGTGCCTGAGCAATGCCTACGACGAAATCAAGGATCGCACGGGCCACCTTCGACCTGACGGAGTGTTCGTCAAAGATGCGCCATAAGGAGCCCGAGTTCGTTGCGCGATACCGTGACCGCCCAAAACCGCCCCGTTGCTGCCATACTTGCGAGCATTATCTCGAGTCCGGCACATGCGCAGAGTTCGATTCAAAACCGCCAGAGGATTTCGCAGCGACGGTGGGCGCGTGTCCCGCGTGGCGCCAGCAGATCCCGTTCTGAAGGTTAAATCCGAACACCTTGAGCAAGCCGAGTTCGTCTCCTGGTTCCGCAAGACCTTCCCCGAAGTGCGGATCTTCGCCATTCCCAACGGCGAGTCCCGCTCCATCTCCGCCGCCTCGCGCCTCAAAGTTGAAGGCGTGAGCGCCGGCGTCCCCGACCTCTTCATCCCCGAATGGCTACTCTGGATCGAGATGAAACGCTCTCAAGGCGGGCGCGTTTCGCGTGAACAAAAGTCATGGATCGACTATTTAAACATTATCGGACATTGTGCCATAGTGTGTGCAGGGTGCAGTGACGCACGCGAAAAAGTGATGAAATTCATTGAAAAAGGACAAATACCTTAGCTTTCGCATACCTGCGAATGTCGAGGAGCAGTTAAAGCGACACGCTGAAGAGCAGACGCGGACGATTGCAGGGCAAGTCCTGCATTACATTCTTCGGGGAATGAAAGATGACGATAAAGCAGCGGATTAACCGTCAGCGCCTGCGCGCCGTTAAGCGCCTGGCGTTCGAGTTCATCGTATTGGGCGCGATTGGTTGTGCGTTTGGCGCGATGTTCTGGGAGGGTCTGCACCGCCAGCTCGACCTGCAAGACGCGCAGAACCAGCGCTGGGCGCAGGAGGCGCAGCGATGAAAGACGACCGCTGGTGGATTGTTCTAACCGACGACGGCTACAAGATCACCAACCATCCGCTGCGTTCAGCCGACCCCGTGCGGGGTCCGTTCCCGACCTACGACGATGCTGCCGAATATAAAGAATGGTGGGAACGCAAGCAGATGTCACGTGAGCGCATGGCGGCTTACGTCGTCGTCCTCTGGGTTGGCTTTGCGCTGATGGTATTCGCCGCTGCAGGCGTCGAGATGATTAGGGGATTCTTCCGATGAAAGAGATGATTTTCTGGGAAACGTCGATGGCGAACGCACGGACGAAAGCGCGCCGCATTCATAACCGCAAGTTTCCGGGCCTCGACCGCCTGATTGCGATGCTCGAGACCATGAACAGCGACGAGATCGCGCGGGAGCTGAAGGTTACGCGCCATACGGTGACGAATTGGGTGCGCCGCCATGACTTGCAGCACAAAGCCCTGCGCATTCGGTACGTTCGCGAGATGGAGCGCGAGCTGCGCGCTGAGCGGCGGCGCATTGCGGAGGCCGAGCACGTCGGCAAGATCGAAGGCGGCATTGCGGCGATTTATGCGAAAAAGCGCATGAGCGCGGCGGAAGGCATCAACGGCTGGAGATGGAGTCGCCCCCTTGACTGCGTACTATAACGAATTTGACCCGTATGCAGCCCAATGGCTGCGCAACCTGATCGCTGCCGGGCATATCGCGCCTGGTGTCGTTGACGAGCGGAGTATTGTTGATGTCAGACCCGACGACCTTGCTGGATTCACGCAGTGCCATTTCTTCGCAGGCATCGGCGTCTGGTCACACGCCCTGCGGCTCGCAGGATGGCCAGACGATCGACCTGTCTGGACCGGATCTTGTCCCTGCCAGCCCTTCAGCGCAGCAGGAAAGCGCGGCGGGTTCGATGACGCGCGACACCTCTGGCCCGATTTCTACCGCCTCATCTCCGCGCAGCGACCTCCGGTTGTTTTTGGCGAGCAGGTTGCAAGCAAGGACGGGCTCGCTTGGCTCGACGCTGTACAAGCTGACCTGGAAGGAGCGAACTACACCAGCGCAGCAGCCGATATCTGCGCTGCGGGCGTCGGTGCTCCGCACATCCGACAGCGACTGTACTGGGTGGCCGACTCCAGCGGCTTGCAGCCCGAACAGCCTGCGCGGGAAAGGACAAGACCCGTTGAAGCGCAAAGCTGGCGGACATCAAGTGAACTTGCAAGACGCAGTGACACTAGCGGGTTGGGTCACGCCAACGGTGCGCGACTGGAAGGATTCGCCGGGCATGTCGACCGAGACGGAGGACGGGCGCACGCGCCTAGATCAGTTGCCGAGACAGGCGACGTTGGCTACCCGACTAACGGCTTTTGGCGAGATGCTGACTGGCTCTTCTGCCGGGATGGAAAGTGGCGGCCAGTTGAACCCGGCACATTCCCGTTGGTTAATGGGGCTTCCGCCCGCGTGGGACGCCTGCGCGCCTACGGCAATGCCATCGTCCCGCAAGTCGCGGAAACCTTCGTGAGGGCATATCTGGAATGGAACGCCGAAACTATTTCTGCAAGCTGAGCGCCGACGACGTGCGCCTGATTCGCCAGCTTCATCCCGATCTCAGCTATCGCGTGCTGGCGAGTAAGTTCGACGTAAGCAAACGAGCCATCGAGTCCATAGTGACGCGGCAAACGTGGAGGCATGTGGAATGACCGACCCCCGCCCGACCATGAAGCACGCCATGTTCGACGCCTTTTCGGAGATGAACAGCCTGTCAAAGTACGACCTCTCGACAGGCGCCGGTCAGCGTGGGGCGCGTGTCGCCCTGCGCCGGATCGAGATGTCGCTGGATCAGTTGGTTGAGCAGACGCGGGAGATGCGGGCGTTTATTCAGAAGATGGAGACGGCTATCGAGTAACGCCAGCTTTCTTTTCGTATGTTCTGAGCCCCCCAATACCTAGCAACCCCGACACAACGACCCAGAGAAACTCCATGTCGATGTCGGGCAGCGCGGGCCATCCATTTATAAGCGCCACCCACGTCAGAAGCGGCTTCGCGACGCCGACGTAGGCGAACGCGGTGCCACCCACCCAGCCGAAGAACGGACGCCAGCCTGCGACCCAGATGCTCGGATGCTGCGCCTCGCGGGCGTTAATCTCGAGCTGGGCGATGACCTGCTTAAGCTCCCCATCCATCGCCAGGCGCAGAAACTCCGCCTCCGCCTGGGCGGCTGCGGTCTTGTCCGGGAACAGCCGCTCGATGATGCTTTTGCCGACTTCGAGGACGGGAGCGAGAAGGAGAGGGTTCATCTGCACCTCGTAGGGCCGGACACCTGCGCCCATGACGGCCAGGGGAGGAAACCGAGCGCAGGGCCGGCTGAGGCGATCATACGGGAGGATACGCCTTGCGGTCGAGCTCGAAGTGAGGGCCGTCCCTAAACTTGACCCAATCAGCACCGCAAACAATCGCCACGCCCAGCTCCTTCGCCGCCAGCTTCATCGCCGCCGCAATGCGCTCGTAAAGCGGCCACGACCAGTCCACCTGCCCGTCGACGTAAGCGCCGAGATCCACGGCGTGTCCGGTGATGTGCCGGCTGTTCATCGTCTTGGACGCGCCCGCCGCGACCAGCGTTTTCTGCCGGTCGGTCGTGCGCAGCCCCTCCAGCACGGTGAAGTCCACCGATGTCAGCTCGATGGCTCGCTCGACGACGCGCACGAGGTCGGGATGCACGCCTTGCAGGCGCTCGCGGGAGCGTTGGCCGAGTTGGTAGCGCATCAGGTCTGCACGTACTCGCAGTCGATGACGTTGCCCGTGGTCGTCGCGAGAACGGTGGCGGTGAAGATGTCGCGCACCTCAATCGTAAACGTGACAGCCTTGGCGGGCGTCGTGCTGTTAGCCACAACCGTCCACGCCTGCGTCGGCAGCGCTGGGCTCATCAGAACCCACGTATTGACCACGCCCGTCGAGAACGAGCCCGCCGTCGGCGTGATGCGCATCTGGTAATTCGCGCCGATCAGCGCCGTCGTCGGTGAGTAGTAGCCCGGATTCGGCGTGATGTCGCCGTCGATGGTATTGCCGTTGCCGATCACGGTGAGCGTGCCGTCGGTGTTCGCCGTCATAGTAACGGTCGATGTTCCAGACGCCGCCAGGCGCTCGTTAGTCGAGGTGAAGCGACTAAGAAAGACGCCCGTACCGCCACCGCCACCGCCAATGGTGGCGCCCACCATTCGCGCGGCAAAGCTCACGAGAAGTCCTTCAGGAGCGTGGCGTACCAGAAACCGGTCGCGGCGCGGTACGTCGCCACCAGCAGATCGACATCGTTAGGCCCGGTCGAGAGTACGCCAGCGCTCGCGCCTGGCCACTTGAACGTCGCCGGCCATGCCATCGTTCTGCTGCCGGTCGCGTCCTGCGTAATAAACCAGTTGATGGTCTGACCGTCTTTCAGGTTCGAGAACGTCGGCGCGGTCGTGACGGTGCCCGACATCGTGACGGTGAAAACGTTCGAGAGAGCGCAATCAATCGCCATCGCCGTTGCGCTGAACGTCACCGCCACCGGGGTTGTCTGGGCGTTGCCCGTGATGGTCGTGCCGACGATGGTCGGATTCGTCGCGAACACGGCAGAGCCGGTGCCCGTCTCATCCGTCAACGCCGTGCGCAGGTTGGCGCTCGAGGGCGTTGCAAGGAACGCCGTCACGCCTGCGCCGGTGCCGCTGATGCCCGTTGATACGGGAAGGCCCGTGCAGTTGGTGAGCGTCCCCGAGGCCGGCGTGCCGAGCACGACCGCCGTCAGCGTTTTGTTGCTCAGCGTCTGCGTCGCGGTTGTCGTCACCACGTCGCCCGAGCCGCTCGCCGCCGTTGCCGCTGAGAACACGAGCGAGCCCGTCTTGTCGAGGACGCGGATGCTGTAGTCGCTGTTGGCGAAGAGCCGCGCGGGCGAGCCTTCGTACACCGGATACCCGCCCGACGTGCGGATCGGCTGCGATGCCAGTAGCGTCAGCGACTGGTTGAAGTAGACGTTAATCGGGTTCGCCACCG